ATAGACTCGGCTACAAATACAGGATTTAGACTCTATTTTTCAGAAAATTTCATCTATGAAGAAATAGAGAAAAAATACAAACCCATAATAGATTCACAGTCTCCTATGTTTAGGAGGCTTGTTGAATATTTGAATATGACTATTTGTGCAAATAGATTTATTCCTGGATTTACTATACCAGAGTCTAATGTTCAATATTCAAGAACTGGGATAAAAACAGTTCATACTACTGGACTTAATCCAACAGAACTTCTGAATGCTAATTCTTTGGATATTGAATTTAAACTTAAAAATAGTTGTATAAACTATTTTATAATGACTGAGATTATTCTTCTCTATATGGATGTAAACCGTAGAAAAGAT